AGGAGCGAAACCACAACGATTAGAGGTCCATTTACCGTCAGACCGTCTTGATCCGCACCAATTAGTGTCCTCCCAGTTGAACAACTTTCGTTTTCTTCCATATACAGGCATAAACTAATTTATTTCAATAACAACCAATCTCCTTAACAAAGCTAACACAGTAGACTCATCAACATCTTTATACCATTCACGTGGATGGAGATTTGAAGTAATCCATATTTTGGTTGCTTTAAACACAGTACTAGAGCCCTTCACTTCAACAAGTACAGGATATCGATCCAACCATCTGAGTAAGTGTGAGATTCCAATGACGCCTCGGAACTCGTCAACGACAACACAATCTTGTCCACGATATCCGTCCCAGAATTTAGTACAAGGGTCTTTTGGGTAAGCGTCCAAACCTGCCTCTGCCCAGGCAGATCTAGACTTGCCGGTTCCGGTAGGGCCCCAATAAACTGTACAAGTCCGCTCGAAACCAAGAGGTTGCGCATTTTCCACAGATATTCGTTTGAGGGAGCCATAATAACGAATGTATATGTCTGGAGGTATGTCTTCAAACCGACAATCCTTTGCTGCTTCAAGGACTGCTCCCCAATCCGAATCACTGCCTCTTTGAAATGACTTCTTTCCGAATTCAAATTGTGTGCCTTCAACTCTGGTATCTTCTTTCCAGACGTAATCTTCCGCTTTTTCAGATCTAGTGGGCTCTGCATGACTTGATTCACCATACAACTTTTTGAGTGCTGAGAGTCTTTGTGGCTTGGAGAAGCAAGAGTACAACTGCCAGTGCAAATATCCACCTTCTCCTTTTTCAAGTTGCCCTTTGCTGTAGGACACTCCGGGGACGGGATATGGAACAAAGTCCCTGTGTGGAATGGTAAGCATCCAGTATCTGGCAACTTTGGTTTTGGAAACTGCTCCATGTCCTCCAACACACTGTGAATTGTCACTGGAACTGGAAACTCCTGCAAGTGCTGCATGTACATCTGATCGATCGACAGCGGATTGTTCATTTGACGAATTACTTCTTCTTGATAAGACTTTTGGATTCTTTCCAATGTTTTGACTCGATCTATTTTCCAACATTCAATTGCACCAGACATTTTTTTTAATAAACAAAACAAGTTTGCAAGACAGTGAATTTATAGGATCGGGCGCGGTGAACCAAAAAAAAATTGTTTCACTAAGTTTTATTAGTAAACTACGTTTGTAACGTGTAACGTCAGTCTGTAAGTAATACTAGGCGTTACAAATTTCATTTTCACTTGGTGCTTACAGACTAACTAATGCCAACGCGCGCCATAAAAGGCGGTGTTTGGACGCTTTTTCCACTTCTTACCGGAGGTATTCAAACGACCAGCTTTCATATGAGACATATAAACTTTTTTAGGCATGGTTTTGCGACGGAAAGCTTGGCGAACAGGAATACGAGCCGCTTGCAAAAAATTGCGCTTCTTGACTGGACCTAGATATTTGGCAATCTTGTACAAAATTTCGTTAGGGAGTTTGTCTAGTTGATTTTTCACCATTAATTATTTTTATTATAAACTCCACCCTACGGGCCCTAACTTAACCTTGCCGGGGGCCTACCTACCCTTGGCCCTAACCTTAACCTTAATCCCTTAACCTTAATAAACACTCGAGGTAATGCTCTTAAATGGAACAGTTGGATGAGTTTTACCATAAGTTAAACTAGTAACTATAGAGTGTCTAATTTCCCAAACGACAACAGGGGGAGTAGACTCGGATCTAGAATCAATCACCTTTTCTAAGCAAAATACTTCACAATTACCGTACATCTTAGGTGCTTGATCCAAACCAGTTGGTTGATGTTGACTATAAAAGGTGTTCAAATAAATACCAGATTTATAAGCGACATTAGAATGCATAATAGCACCAGGTTGCAATACACCTTTACCAACAGCAACACAATCAATAACATTACTAGGATTAACAATTTCCCTTAAATAGGATTTTTGATTACTAGAGAATGCTGCATTTTGATTAAAGAACACAATCTTTTGATCAGCATCAGGTCTACCTAAACCACCAACACTAGCAAGTGGATTCGATTCATTCTGAAAACTAGCAATGTTGAAGACAGGGCTTTTACAATAGTACTTCATAAACTTCAACGGATTAGTAGATAGAACCTCGGTACTTTCACTACCAGCCGCAGCAGGGGTTACATTTTGAAGTGTCAAATGAGATTTGTGAAGTTGATTAATCACCAATCTTGAAAGATTCATAGTAGCCAAAGGCTCAGGGGTAGCATCTGCACCTGTCCATCTAAGTATAGCTTCTGAAAATGTTAAATTTTCACCTGCAGATAGAGTTTGAAATCCAATATTGATCAAAGTAGCAGCATCATTAACAGTATTAGTATTAGCAGTGGTAAACGTTTCAAGCGGTGCTAATGTACTACGACTATATCTCACTTGAACGGTATAAGTAGCGCCACCTCCTCCAGCAGGGGTAACAAAATAATCAAGAGCTGGAATATCAAAACCAGCTTTTTCAAACAACTTCTTAACAATACTTGCCCATATAGCAATAGCTTGATCTGTGCGATTATAAGTACTGTGTCCGAAGAATAAAGTTGACGAAATAGCAGTACCAGGAGTAGGTATTTCAACGGCAGTACCACCATTCTCCCACAAATACGTAGTGGTCTTTCTGGAACCACTTAATGGACGTAATTTCTTTTCTCCGACATGATGAATAGCACTTGGATTAGAAGGATCGTGCTGATCAACAAATATAGTAGATTTTCTATCCTGTTCCATTGCTTGGGATGCATTTGGGGTTGGCAAATCCATTAATTTATTATTTCCAGAAAGGATTTTTCTGAATTTGTGATACACATAAGGACCATAACCAACTATTGGGTTGTCGACGGAACCGGCGAACTCGAGATCAGCCTGGGCTTCATCCATACCTCGTGAAAGATTACAATCATGGTCTTTACAAGCTTGATCAAAGCTAGAGACAGCAGGAGCGAAACCACAACGATTAGAGGTCCATTTACCGTCAGACCGTCTTGATCCGCACCAATTAGTGTCCTCCCAGTTGAACAACTTTCGTTTTCTTCCATATACAGGCATAAACTAATTT